AATAATGAAGGTGGAGAATTAACACTCCCTTTCTTTTATCCGAAGAATTTTCTTCGTTTAGGGTATAATCAAGACACTATTGATATGGGTCAATTAAATTTTTATATTTACTCAGCTTTGCAATCGGCAAATGCAGTTGTAGCAGCTGGTGTTTCTATCAAAGTCCTAGCATGGATGGAAGATGTAACACTATCTGGTCCAACTGTTGATGTACAATTTCAAGCTAGAGAAATTGAAGTTCAAGCAGATGAATATTCAGGAAATGGACAAATATCTGGTCCAGCTACTGCTGTTGCACGTTATGCGAGATACTTTACAGGGATTCCAATTATTGGATCTTTTGCTAAAGCAACTCAAATTGGTGCTAATGCTATATCTGGAATAGCTACTTTATTTGGTTATACCAATGTTCCTAATATTAAAGATGCTCAAGCTTTTAGACCTCAACCATATCCTCAATTTGCTTCACCTGAAATAGGTTATCCAGTTGAGAAATTAGTCTTAGATCCTAAGAATGAACTTACTTTAGATCCTAAAACTACAGGTTATCCTTGTGATAAAGATGAATTAGCTTTAGAATATTTAGCATGTCGCGAAAGTTACCTATGTACTACTACATGGGCTACTACTGATGCGTCTGATAAAATTCTCTTTTCTTCACGAGTAACACCATTTCAATATGATTATTTCAACGCTGTCAATAATTCTAAAATTTATATGACACCTTTAGGGTGGATTAGTAATTGTTTTAGACATTGGCGTGGTGATATAATCTTTCGATTTCGTGTTATTTGTACACAATATCATAAAGGACGTATACGTATTTCTTTTGATCCTGCTGGTAAAGCTGCAAATTCTTTGTATAATACCACAGATTCTACTCAAACTGTTTTCACCAAAATCATTGATATTGGTGAAGAGCATGATGTTGAAATTCGTTTACCTTATCAACAAGCACTCCCATTTTTACAATGTAATACTGGTTTTTCAGTATCTAATGTACCTTGGAGTACGTCTGCTGCTCCCGTGTGGAATAGTGACGATGCTTTTGATAATGGGGTTATTACAGTGCGTGTGTACAATACACTTACCGCACCAGTATTAACTTCTTCAGTCCAAATTTTAGTATATGTACGTGGAGCAGAGAATATTGAATTTGCTAATCCTCAGAATGTAGGAAATTCTTTTACTCCTTTTGCTATTCAGTCAGAGGAAAGAGATGTACCACCTAGTGATACATACCAAGAAGATCTTAAAAGAACCGAAGAACATATAGCCGGAAAAGGCTTGCCCGTTGTAAC